GTCAATAGCTTCTTGCTCAATACTTAAATGTTGTTTTCCTGTTTCCAAAATTCCAAAATTACATTATCGTAATAATAAGTAAAAAATAGATATTTATCAATATGTCAAATATGATGAAAAAATGTACTAAGTGTGGGATTGAGAAAGAAATGTGCGAGTTTGATAAATGCTCTAAAACAAAGTGTGGACATAGGTCAGTGTGTAAAGTTTGCAGAAGAGATGAACGACAAGAAAAAAAGTATTTGATAAAGGAAACTAAAAAAAAATACTACGAAAAAAATAAAGAAAAAGTTCTTGAATCGGCTAAAAAATATAGAGAAGATAATAAAGATAAAGTTCGTATAAGTAAAAAAAATTCAACGCTCAAACGATTTAAAACTGATGGAATGTTCAGATTAACAAATCAATTGAGGAAATATGTTAAAAGATACTTTAATCAAACTAATAGAAGTAAAAAAACATATGAAATTGTTGGGTGCGACCCAAAATATTTAAAAGAGTATATTGAAAAAAAATTTGAGACATGGATGAACTGGGATAATTATGGATATGGGGAAGGTAAATGGGTTATTGACCACATTATACCATTATCATCTGCAAAAACTAAAGATGAGTTATATGTCTTATGTCACTATTCAAATTTACAACCTCTTTCTTGGAGAGATAATATGGTTAAAAGTAATAAAATAATATGAGCAGGTCAGTACCGATTACAAGATTGTCAAAATTTTTTGGGGAAAGTGACTTTAATTTAGACATTCAAATGGGGATGGAATGGTTAAATGGTGATATGAACTTCACACTTGTTTTGTATCGTATCGATAAGAAAAAAACAAATGTTGATGACGTTTATGGTGAGGCGTTAACTGATGGGATTAAATTTTTACCTCCAATCGAGTTTAAAGCATTTGTTAAAATCATGGCTCCTGAGAATAAATTTTTAGGTAAATCAATGGTTGACCAAATGGAACCTGGTAACGCTCAGATATCTGTTTATCAATCTCACTTAGATGAGTTAGGTGTGGATATTGAGTTTGGTGATTATATTGGATATTATGAAACAGAAAATCGTGTTAGATATTATACGGTAAATAATGATGGAAGGGTAGTTTCGGACAATAAACATACGTATGGTGGATATAAGCCGTTTTATAGAACAATTATTGCGTCACCTGTAACAGAAAACGAATTTAGAGGACTATAATGGCATTACCTAAAAAAATAAAAAAAACTCTTAATTTAATTCCTGAAAAAACAGGAATGGATAGACGTATTGAACTATTGGATGATATTAATAGAGATGGAACATATTTGCCCAAATCTTTACTTCACGAGGACTTAGATAGAGGGTTTTTGGATTTTGTTAAAAATGATTTGAAACTTAGTGTCGAAGGTAAGAACGTTCCCGTTGTTGATATATTAATAACCACTCAGAATTGGGCTCAATTTACTCAAACGTGGGACATTAAGAATATCGATAAAAACGTATCAGTACCATTCATCACAACAGTTAGAACTCCTGAAGTTAAGTTTGGTACCATACCTTCGTTAAGGTACAATATACCTAATAGAAAACAGTATTACTATGCCGCAGTTCCAACATGGAATGGGGACAGAAAGGGAGTTGATATCTACACCATACCACAACCAGTACCTGTGGATATTAAGTACTCAGTTAAAATTATTTGTAACCGAATGAGGGAACTAAATAAATTTAACAAAATAATTTTAGAGAAATTTGCGTCAAGGCAGGCATATACTCAAATAAAAGGTCATTATATTCCAATCCAAATGGATGAGATTTCCGATGAGTCGGTATTAGATTTGGAGAAAAGAAAGTATTATATGCAATCATATGATTTTACCTTGATGGGATTTTTAATCGATGAAGAAGAGTTTGAAGTGAAACCTGGAATAACAAGAGCTCTACAAATTTTTGAAACAAAAACCTCAAGTAAAAGACGAAAGTTAAATAAATACCCTAAGAATTCTGACCAAGTCGAGTTATCATTTTCTTACCCTGTTGGAACCTTAACCTATAGTTATGATTTTGAATATACTACGAATGTTAAATTAATTAATTCGAATAACATATCGTCATATGAAATTTATATTAATAATTTATATTACGGTAATGACATATCACAACTTACTACAGGACAGATTCAAGTTAACTTAGGTGACACGTTAAAAATCGATATCGTTAAAGATAATCCATTATATGAATCAACAATGTTGTTTGAGTCAACAATTCTTTAATTCTCACCGTAGATATCTTTAACTTCTTCACAATTATCATAAATTAATTTCTCAATGTATTTGTGAATTTTGTAACCTTTCTTCATACAGTACTTTTTGAGTAGGTTGTGTGACTCTTCAGATATTTTTAAGTTCTTTATTTTCATAGCAGAAAAAAGTAAGAATTTATTCTCACTATAAAGTAAATAGTTTTTTAATTTATAAAATTTTGATTACCGGCCGAATATTTATCAATAAAATAAATTAAAAAACATTAAATAAATGGCATCAAACAGTAAAATATTTGTTTCTCCAGGTGTTTATACATCAGAAAGAGACTTATCATTTGTTTCTCAGAGCGTTGGTGTTACTACTTTAGGTATTGTCGGTGAGACTTTAAAAGGTCCCGCATTTGAACCTATTTTTGTAACCAGCTATGATGAATTTTCCACTTATTTCGGTGGAACAACACCCGAAAAATTTGTGAATACACAAATCCCTAAATATGAGGCGGCTTACATCGCTAAATCGTATTTACAACAATCAAATCAGTTATTCGTAACTCGTGTACTTGGTTTATCAGGTTACGATGCGGGTCCATCATGGTCAATCAGCACCGTTGGTAACGTTGATTGTGATACGGTAACTCTTGGTTCTAGAAGTGATTTTACCTTGGCCTTTACCGCAACAACTGCGGGAACTGTTACTTACAACCGAACAGGTTCGTCAACATTTTCAGGGTCATCAATGAATACCGATTTCACATCACAATATACCCTATTCAATGGAGGAACTTCAAATATTAATTTGGATTTAAATACTTTTTTAACAAGTATTGCCCTTACTAATTCATTATCCGCAACAACTGCGGCAGCATGGGGTCCTGTGGAAACTACTTACTATTCATTAATATCGGGAAGAACAATAACTAACGAACTTTCAGTATCTAATTTACTTGCAAACGGTACAGGTAGTATTGATTTTTGTGATAGAACTAATGACGCATGGTATTATGGATTCTTTGATATTACTACAGGTGATAACTATAGTGGATATTCATTCTTCACAATTGTTAATACTTTAACAAATGGAGGGTCAGGTGTATTTACAGGTACACTAAGTGGAGCATCTTTCCCTTATACTGCAACCGCTCACACAGAATATAACGGTTTAGTAATTGCGACATTACGTTCTCGTGGTATATCTACATTCAGTAGTACAAATCACGGTGACCAATACCAATTAACAGGGAACACTGCTAGTTTAGTGTCTTCAGGTTCATATTCGGCAATCACTCAAAATCCATTTGCAACATTTGCAATTTCAGGTACAGATATTGATAGTCAATCATTTAGTTTTGAAACTTCATTCACACAAGCTAATACAAATTACATTAGTAAGGTATTTGGAACACAAAACTTCGAAAAAGATAGAACTGAAGTTCCATTGTTTGTTGAGGAAAGATATCAAAACTTATTAACTTATGGTTATAATAAAGGTTACATTAGAGGTTTAAACACATCTTTAACTTATTTACCTGAAGCAAGAAACCAAAATACAACTTCTATCGGATTCTATTTGGAGAGATACCAAACTCCAAAATCACCATGGGTTGTATCTGAATTAAGAGGTAATTTAGTTTACCAATTATTTAGAGTTTACACAATATCTGATGGTAACAGTGCTAACTACGAAGTTAAAATTTCATTGGCTAATATGTCATTTAACAATGGTACTTTCGACTTACTTGTTAGAGATTATTACGATACAGACGCAAATCCAGTAGTACTTGAGAAATTTACTAACTGTACAATGGACCCAAATCTTAACAGTTATGTTGGTAAGAAAGTTGGTTCAAGTGACGGAGAATACGCAATTAATTCTAAATTCATCATGTTAGAGTTGAACGGAGACGCTCCAATTGATTCAATGCCGTGTGGATTTGAGGGTTATGTTACAAGAACTTACTCAGGTAAAGATTCTCCATTCCCAATCTACAAAACTCACTATGATATTCCTGGTGAAGAGATTTACAACCCACCATTTGGTTCAACCGCCGGAGACGATGCGGTAGTTAGTCCTGGTGATAACATTAGAAGAACTTACTTAGGTATTTCAGATTCTATTGGTTATGATGCTGACTTCTTCGCATATAAGGGTAAACAAAATTACACAGGAAGCTGGTGTACTGAAGGTTCATATACTGAGTGGAGTAAATTAACTAAAGGTTTCCACATGGATAGTGGGGCAACTGTTGTAACTATTGCAAATTCTTACTCAACTTCAGGACAAACTGCATTTGAAGTTGGTGATGCAGCGTTCCGTTCAGACCCATCTAATTCTGATAATCCATATTACAAGATTTTCTCAAGAAAGTTCACTTTCTTAGTACAAGGTGGATTTGACGGATGGGACATCTATAGAGAATACAGAACTAATGGAGACACATTTGTTTTAGGTCAAAGTGGATATAAAGCAGGTCAATTAGCGGGTTGTACAAGATACCCTGATTCAACAGGATGGGGATTATTTAAACCAATCACTGTAGAGGACAATACTACCGATTACGCGAATACTGACTATTACGCTTACTTATTAGGTGTACAATCATTCAATAACCCTGAGGTAACAAACATTAACGTTTTTGTAACACCTGGTATTGATTTTGTAAACAACTCTAACTTAGTTGAGGCTTCAATAGACATGGTTGAGAATGATAGAGCTGACTCTATTTACATCATGACATCACCTGACTTTGATTTGTTACAACCATCAACATCTATGGATAACTTAATGTACCCTCAAGAAATTGTTGATGAATTGGAAACTTCAGGTATTGATTCTAACTACACCGCAACTTATTATCCATGGGTATTAACTCGTGATACCGTAAATAACACACAAATTTATTTACCAGCAACTGCTGAAGTTACAAGAAACTTAGCATTAACTGATAATATCGCATTCCCTTGGTTCGCAACTGCAGGTTACACAAGAGGTGTAGTAAATGCAATTAGAGCAAGAAGACGTTTAACTCAAGAAGATAGAGATACCTTGTATAAAGGTAGAATCAATCCAATTGCAACATTCAATGACGTTGGAACAGTTATATGGGGTAACAAAACGTTACAAGTTGCAGAATCTGCTCTTGACAGAATTAACGTTAGAAGATTATTATTACAAGCTCGTAAGTTGATATCTGCGGTGGCTGTTAGATTATTGTTCGAACAAAACGACAATATCGTAAGACAACAGTTCTTAGACTCAGTAAACCCAATCTTAGACGCAATCCGTAGAGATAGAGGTTTATATGACTTTAGAGTTGTAGTTTCTAACACTCCTGAAGATTTGGATAAAAACCAATTAGTAGGTAAGATTTATATCAAACCAACTAAAGCTCTTGAATTTATTGACATTGAATTCTTAATCACTCCAACAGGAGCATCGTTTGAGAATATCTAAGATAAATGAATAATTATAAAAACCCTCACAGAACGTGGGGGTTTTTTATTTAGATGATATTTATGTAATATGAAAGTATTTTTAGTTGAAAATTTTAAAGAAGAAATCACACCGGATTTAAAGTATTATGCATTTGACTGGGATGATAATATCATGATGATGCCAACACAAATTATATTAAAAGATAGTGAAGGTAATGAAGTTGGAATGTCTACAGAAGATTTTGCCGAGTACCGTGTTAAAATTGGTGTTGAACCTTTTGAATATAAAGGTAAAGAAATATCCGGATTTGCAGAGGACCCATTTAGATACTTTTCAACTAAGGGAGATAAGAGATTTATTGTTGATTCTATGTTGGCGAAGACAGGACCGGCATGGGACGATTTTGTCGAAGCAATTAATGGTGGTTCAATATTTTCAATTGTTACCGCAAGAGGACACTCTCCTTTAGTGATTAGAAGAGCGATTGAAAATATGATTAATACTAATTTTAAAGGAATCTCAAAAAAAGAATTGGTTAAAAACCTTAGAAAGTTTAGAGATATTGCCGGAGAAGAAGACATGTCCAACGAGGAATTAATTAATTCTTATATGGATATGAATAAGTATTATCCGGTAACATTTGGAGCGGGTTCTGCTCAGAGTCCTGAAAAGGGTAAGGTCGAAGCTTTAAGAGAGTTCCAACAGTATGTAAAATATTTGGCAAAACAATTACAAAAACCTGGAATGTTTAAAAATGACATTTCTAACCGATTTATACCGCAAATAGGTTTTTCAGATGATGATTTAAGAAACCTAGAGAAAGTTAAAAGTGAATTAGGAAAAGACCCAGAAAATATTATTAAAACAATTTCAACTCATGGAGGAGTAAAGAAAGATTATTAATAATTAATTAACTGGTCTTATTGCAAATTTGAAATAAAAAAATCCAAAGTAAATAGAAAAATTTTATTTTGGTACTATTTATAATAAACTAAAAGAAATTAAAAAAGAAAAAATATGGCTGATTTACTAATGAAAATGCCGATACCTTATGAGCCAAAAAGAAAAAACAGGTTCATTTTAAAGTTTGATAACTTAGGTATTAATGAATGGTTTGTTGAGTCAACTTCTAGACCAAATATTAAGATTGCGGAAACTGAAATTCCATTTTTAAATACGTCAAGATATGTTGCTGGTCGATATAACTGGGAATCTATTGACGTAACGTTTAGAGACCCTATTGGTCCTTCAGCCGCTCAAGCTCTTATGGAGTGGGTTCGTTTACATGCTGAGTCTGTAACAGGACGTATGGGATATGCAGCAGGTTACAAGAGAGACCTTGAACTTGATATGTTAGACCCAACAGGTGTTGTTATTGAAAAGTGGTTATTAATTGGTACTTTCTTAACGAATGTTGATTTTGGTTCATTATCTTATGATGATGATAAGTTGGCGGACATTAAGGCGACTTTAAGACCTGACTATTGTGTTTTAGTGTACTAAAATTTAATTAAAAATATTAATAATAAAGTCCCTTTATGGGACTTTTTTTGTTTACTATAAAAAAAACAATGATTATTATATTAACAAAAAACATTTATGGATAACAACATTGCTCAAGAAAATTTAAATTTACCACATGATATTGTTAAACTACCTAGTGAAGGTAAGTTTTATAAGAATAATAAAAAAAGTGTTAAGGTAGGTTATTTGACCGCAGTTGATGAAAATATGTTATCATCTGCCGCAAATATGGACGGACAACAGATAATCATTAATTTGGTTAGAAGTAAAATGTACGAACCTGATTTGAGACCTGAGGACATGCTTGAGGGAGATATTGAGGCGATTTTAGTGTTCCTTAGAAATACTTCATTTGGTAGTGAATATAAATTCACATCAATTGACCCTGAAACGGGAAAACAATTCCAAACTGAGATTTCCTTGGACGAATTGGTGTTTAGGAAACCTGAAGTTGAACCGGATAGTAAGGGTGTATTTAGTGTCACACTACCTAAATCAGGTAAAAATTTAAAATTAAAGATGTTGACATTTGGAGAATTAAACGAGTTAAATCGATATAATAAGACTTATATTGGTTCATCATACGCTCCGACAGTTACTAATAAATTATTACGACAAATTGTTGAGGTTGACGGTTCAACAGAACAATCAACTATTCAAGATTTTGTTAGTAAAATGCCAATCATGGATTCTAAATTTATTTCAAAATTCATTTCGGATAATGAACCTAAATTAGAATTAAACAGAGAAGTTTTAGCCCCGTCAGGAAAAAAGGTATTGGTACGAGTATCTTTTGGGGCGGAGTTTTTTCGTCCTTTCTTCTGACTATTTGACTAATGTCTTAGACCAATATATGATATTAGGGTCTAGATTACACACATCTTATTCAGATTTTATGTCGATGCCAATCTACATGAGGAACTATTTGGTTAATCGATTAATATCTTCTACTCCTGAAAAATAAAAATCGCATTATTTATAAGTAATGTTACAAGTAAAACCAAGTGATAATTCGGGAAGTGCCTCTTCATTCAGTCTTTCAGATGTTGCTAAGATGGCGAATCCTACTCAACCAATTTTAGATGCTGGTACTAATATAGGTGAATTATTTGCGCCGACATACCAAATAAATAAATTTGCATCTGATTTTGCTAGAAATATTGGTGCGGGTGACGAATACACCAAGTCCATTCAAACATATTTAGCTCTTTCAGCTGACGACTTAACCAAAATTGGTGCCGGTGCTGAAGGTGCGGCTATTGCAACTCAGGCAATGCAGGAGTATATGACGGAATTTGGTAGAAAAGAACTCTACAAGAACTCTAAGGTTTTAGATGTATCTACCAAAGATTTATTAAGTAATTTTGCAGGAATTGGATTGGAAATATCAGATATTAGTGAATATACTAAAGTTATGGCAGTCCAAGCCAGAAGTTTTGGTGTTCCGTTAAACCAAGTTGCGGATGATGTTATACCAGAATTAAGTAAATTAAATGAATTCGGGTTTAATAATGGTATTGAGGGTTTGGCTAAAATGTCCATACAGTCTCGTAGACTGAAGATAAGTATGAATGAAACTTTTGAACTTGCTTCAGATTTATTCTCTCCTGAAAAGGCATTGGAAACCGCGGCATTCTTCCAAAGAATGGGCTCAGTTAGTTCTGTTTTGACAGATGCGTTCGCTTTACAAGACGTTGCTCGTAATCGAGTTGATGACTTACAGACTGCAATTGCCGATATGGCGTCAACCTACTTAGAGTTTGATGAGGAAACACAACAATTTAAGGTTCCACCAAGTTCTGTTGATGACTTAAAGGAGATTTCAAAACAAACTGGGATAGCTTATCAAGATTTGGTACGTTCAGGTGGTGAGTTATTAAAAATGCAGTCTAGGACAAAACAATTGAGTGAGGCAGGGTTAGAATACAGTGATAGTCAGATACAACAACTTGAGAGTATGGTGGAGCTATTACCTTCCAAGGAAGGAGGTTTATCATACCAAGTAACTTTCACAACCGCAGGAGGGGAGACAGTTACTGAAGAAATTGATAAATTAACTGCAACACAGAGAGCTCAACTAGAACAATTTTTAATACAAAGTGAAGATATTAATAGAGGTTCTAAAGAGTTTACTGATAATTTATTTACAGAACAACAATCTGTTGCAGATAAATTGGCTCAAACACAGAAAGCAAATCGAGATGCTATCGGTAATGTGGTTGCTGCGACTGCGGGTCCTGATATTTTAAACGCCGCCTTATCGGTATATCAAGCGACATCATCAGCATTTCTTAATAATTTTAGTTTAAGTAATAATGATTTTAAGACTTTCTTAAATGGGTTTAATACAAACCTTCAGGGAGTTGTTACAAGTTTGGCGAATGCTGATTTAACAGGCGCAATGTCAAATTTAACCACCGCGGCAAGTTCATTAGTATCTTTCGCTGGTCCTGCAGTCTTAGGAACATTAACAGGCGCATTATCTAATTTAACAACAAGTTTAGGTAGTTTCAGTGGAGTTGATTTCTCAGGGTTTCAAACACAACTCGAGGCTGCTAAAACTGCGGTTGAAAACTTTACTAATAGTTTTTTAGGGATTACTACATCGGCTCCACCGACAATAACACCTCCT